GTTTTTATGTGTCGCAGATGTGCGATGGTTTATAGTTATGACAGATGGCCGGGATAAGTCGATAACTTTTTTCAATTATTTCGTAAACTATTGATATTCAAAGATATTTAAATTTTAACGGGTAGTGATTATTTGTTCACCTGTTTGTTTTTCTTTCGCTCTTCGTTCTCGGCCTTGGTCTTAACGGCGTGACACTCCACACAGATAGCCTGGAAGCCGTCGAGTTCACAGAACAGTCTGCCTATGAGTGCGTCCCAGTTGTCAAAGCCAGTGACCGGGACGATGGGGTCAATGTGATCTGCTCTCATGTCCTTGGCTGGGAATAGTTCCCCGCAATCAGAGCACTTGTGCAGCTTACACTTGCGCCCCGTTGCGGGGTTTACACCATCACGAACAAAGGCAGAGCGGATAGCTTCATACTTAACAGGCCATTGAGCACGACGTAGTGCTGACATAATAAAGCTCCTGTAACGAGCCTTAGTCCATTGACCTGAGTTGTATGGCTTTGCTACTTTCAATTAAGACTGGGGTCAAAGGGTTCCGGTTCTAGCTGGCGGATGAAGCATGGGGTTCCTTCTCCCATCCAGGCTCCCTGTTGGTTGTATTCAAAATACTCTACAGCCTCTTCGTAATCCATGTCCTGACCCATCAACTTATCCAGAACCTTGTCTCTGTCATAGCAGATGATAGGCGGCTGACCAATTCGTTCTACGACCCCGGCGATGCAATCGTCGAAGCCATCCATGATTAGTGCTTCTCCCAAGTCTTCCATGCTACCCTTGCTCCTCCATGTCTAGGACGTAGCCGAGAGCTTCTCTGACAGTTTCAAATCCTTCCGCAACTCCTGTAAGTTGCTGACCATTAGGAGCATATATGGCAACGCATCTGTGCTCGTTATCTGTGACCTCTCCCTTAGCTGCAAAGAAGCAGTAGGTGTAGCCTTTGTTATCTATTAAATCTAAGAGATCGCTGTCGCAACGTGGAGTCCTTTGTTGCAATGCTCTGGTGATATCAGCCACCCTAACATAGGGATGTGGGCTGCCAACTTCTCCATACTGCAAACGCTGTAGTGATACATCGTCTACGTCTAGGGCAAACACTTCTGTGTGCGGGTCAATCTCTGTGGTGCTAACTTCTATTTTATTCATTTTTATAACTGGGTTTTCTTTTATTATTTTTTTGGTGGAGAAGTAATATCTGCATAATTCTGTAGGACCCATGTCTTTGATGTCAACAAAATCTTCGTTCCATCTCTCAAACTTATTCCTAATGGTCATTGCTGACCATACATCAGAATACTTATCCTTGTCTTGCATTGGATTATGTTCCTTCAGTTTGATTTGCAGCCTCTAACTTGCTGACCTCGATAAGTATGTCGAGCAACTCTTCGTAATCTGGGCCTGTAAAGTTTTGGTTTTCCCAGGCGGAGCTTACTTCTTCACCAATTTGAGCGTCGATTATGTTTTTTATTTTTTCAGATGTTTTCATATGTTTGATTATATTCTAATGCTTAGGTTGGCAAGGGCATCTTTGGTTCCCTCGATAAGTTCTTTGGCTGGTATCGCATTGACGGCCTCCAGTCTGTCCTTGAGATCATTCTTCTCCTGGGTCAGGTCTTTGCGTTGCTCCGTCATTCTCTCGATGCGGTAGGAAAGAGCGCGTGACTCTTGGCGTATCATATCTATCTGCGTCTGTATGCGCTCGATGTTTTCTTGTTTTATATCCATTTTATTCTAGGGTTGGTATTGTTTTTACTATGTCTGTAATGAGATCGTTTTCTAGGAGTGCTTCCGGCAATGGTTTCCTCCAGATGGTGACAGTATTTAGGCAAGCATAATACTGGTCAAGAGAAAAACCTTCCTTCTCGTAAATATTTTTAGCTTGGTCTGGAACACTCAACTCCGGGTTTCCATATTTCTTAATAAGTTTCTCTGCTTTTACCTTGCCGATACCCTTCATGCCTTCGATGCAATCAGTGCTGTCTCCCATGAGTAGTTGCACTAGCCAGTTGTGGTCTGCTTCCTCTTGGCTCACGTAGGTAGGCCAGTCATCCTTATCCCAGTTATAGTTCCACCCAGGCACAGACAACATATCTTTATCTATGCTGCATATAATAGGCTTCTCTATCTTTCCATTGGTAGCAATTATGCCTAGTAAATCATCAGCTTCTAGCTGGTCATGCTGATACCACCGCTCCGCATACATCTCTTTCATAGCTTGAGTCAATGGATTATACAAGGGCGGCTTGGCTCCCCGGTTACCTTTGTAGTTGGGATAGAGTGTCTTACGATAGTTGTTGCGACCGGATACTACGAGGTAAAACTCAGATGCCCTGCATCCCATGACACATTGATCGATTGCCTGCCTGCACATTGATTTTAATGTAAGGAGGCTGGTCCCTTCCGCTTCTGCTTTAGCGGCATGTTTGAACAGTATTATTTCGACATCCAGTAGAGCAGTTTTCTTATCAGTTTTTTTATTCATATAATATTATTGTGGATAAAATAATTATAGGGTCAATACTTTTTTTAGCCTCGTTCAAATTAGAGTTGCTTCCCGTTAGACATAGGTTCCCCATTACTGGTCAAACCTATGCCTGGTAGAGCCTCAAATTATGAGTGTCCCCGCCTTCAATAGTGCCTCGGATCGTCGCGCGTGGTAAGTCCTGTATTACGCTAACCGTGGCCGTTCCTGCATTGCTGCAAACCTTTTATACATAGCCGGGTTTCGTTCAAGCTATGTAACCACTTACTCAGACTTGGGCTAACCTATGAGGCCGCTTGCTCCGATATACTGTAAAATAAAAAACCCCTCTTCCATGTAGTGATGAAAGAGAGGTTTAAAAGCAATCTGATCCGTCACTACACGGTATATATAAAAACTAATATCCATTGTAAGTGACTTGTCAAGTGTCTTTTATTTCCTCGATATTTAGAACCATTATTGATACGCCGCTTCGCTTCAGCTTGTAGCCTTTTTTCTTATTGCCTACGACCAGATACTTCAACGCTTCGCCCGCTGTATGGGCGTGCTTTATGGCTCCGCATTCGTTTGGCATATCTCTCCTGGTATATGAAATCTTGTAGCAACTCACTTACTCTTTGGAGTGTGATGGCCTTCTCTTATTAACCACTTATGAAAGTTTGTCCTACTTGCGCCGCCTAGCTCCGCGGCCTGAGATATTGGACACCCGGTATCCTTCCATATCTTCAGCGATCTTGCCCTTGCCTCCCTCGCTTCCTTTTCTGTCGATCTACCCCGCTTGCAATGGTCCAGGATGTCTCCCGCCCTCATAAGCATCTCTATTTTATCCTTGAATCCTTCCATGCACTGAACCGCACTGGACCTTGACTCTGATGTTGAATTAAATTGTAACATGTTTCCGGTAATGCACCCTCTAAGGGCTTCTAATGCCCCTAGAAGGCGTTTTGATTGTTTGCAAGGGTGTTACCCCTATATTGATATTGTAAGCCCTTGTAGGGCGTGTGAGTGCTGATTCCTTGTGCAATGACTGGTGGTTTATCCCATTGCAATGGCTAGCAGTATAAGTATTACGCCGCCTAGGATGCAAGCGAATAGTATCATCGCCGCTTCCGCTTCTCTCTCACTATTTACGAGCTTGCGCTCACTTATGGTTTGCTTTGTTTTTTTCATAGTTTGTTTGTGGTTAGAGCTGAAGCTTGTGCAAGGCATAGCAAGCGCAAACAATGGCCGTGATAATGCTGGCAACCGTGCAGATTGCTAGGATTTGATTGTCGGATAGTTTCATGGTTTGCGTGTTCTGAATTGATGAGTGCCAGCGCAAACTAGCTGACTCATAAAGGTTCTATTGTCGGTAGTATTGTCTTGAGAATGTAGCTTAATCATAGCAATCAAATCGTTTTCGATGTAGTAGTATATTCCGTTAGGGTTTACATCAAACATTTCCTCGCTTACGTCATCCCAGCAAGAACATTCTAAAACGCCGTCTTCTAGTGTCCAGTAGTTGTCCCCTTCGTTGAATGGGTATTTTTTAATTTCTGTTTTCATGGTTTGTCTGTGGTTTGTTTACTTATAAAAGATGTGTTTGCCTATGACGCAAGTCTTTTTCATAGAGCTTGCCCAGTATGGATTGAAATAGTCAGCGTGATAGTGATCCGCGCCGCCGGTATAATTGGTAGCGGTCCCGTTCACAATGGCCATAGCCTCGCTGAAACGTGGATGCCTCTTTGCTTTGGCAAGTAATTGGTCGATCTTGCCGCTATTCCAGCAACTAAATTGTTTCCGTTGTAAGCACACTTGCCAGGGCATAAGCTTGCGCTTCGATGCCCGGTTAAGTATTACTTCGTTGACGGCTTCCATAGACCCGCTGGTATACTCACCGCCGGCTTCCAGGATTAAGGTTGCCGCGACTATCTCAGACGCATTGACAGACAGGTTTGAAACTAGGCCAAGTGCTAGTGCGAATATTAGTTGTTTCGTTTTCATTTTATTACTTTCTGTTTTTGTTATTGTTATTCAGGAAAAAATGCGCCCATTGCGTCGCTTACACCCTGGCCATTTGCGCCGGCCATCATTAGCGCATAGCTAAAAACTAGCGCAAGCTTTCTGTTTCCCTTGCTCAGTTTGCTAATCATGGAGCCATACGCGCCGTAATGGTTTCGAGTCAGGGCCATGCCGCTTTCAACTTTCTTTACGAATGGCGCGAAATCTTCGGCCAGGTCCAACACTAATTCGCGTTGCGTCTCATTCATGTTAACTTGACTCATGGTTGCGCCTTTCCGTTTACGACTACAAATTCAAGCTTGCCGGCCTTTACCGCCGCGCGAAACAATTCTTTCTCATTTAGCTTTGCTAGCATTGCCTGCGCTCGATCGTTTTTTACTCCGGTAGCTAGCCGCATTGTAGCACGCGCCGAATCTGTAAAACCTTCTCTTGCGTATTGCTTTGCTTTCTCAGTCAGTCTTTTTTCTTCACCTTTTAAAAAGGCAATTTTTTCTTTATTATTCATTTTATATACTTTCTATTTTTGTTTCTGTTTATGTTAACTTTTAACGTTTCCAAAGCAATCGACCGAGTCGCCAGCGTAAACGAATTTGATCGTATACTCAGGGCCGGCATGACGTTGCGCAAACTTCTTCGCCCATGCTTTGGACTTCCAAAATCTGCAACTTGACGAAGGCGTGCCAAAGAAAACACTTCGACGAAATAGGCCATCTTTGCAAGCGATTGCGTCACCTGATAAGACGAAACATTTAATCCACTTTTTTCTGTTTTTCATTTTTATTACTTTCTGTTTTTTGTTATTAGTTAACTTTCAATTTCTCTTTTCAAATCGTCAAGCGCGTCAAGTGCTAGGCTAAAGTGAAACCAGTCGCCAGTCTTTTCAAACTTATCCAAATGGCGCAAGACTTCGTCTATTAATTCGCTTTGCATTTTAGTGAACACCTATACCGATTGTTATTGAGTCAAACGATTTCGAGCCGCATGCATGTTCTCCACTTGGCAAACAATTTCCACAATTGCCAGGGCACGCAAACACTTTCTTATTGCCCGTCAATGCTTTCAACTTTTCCCTGACTGCTTTGCGATAGGCATTTGAGCCTGGCTTGTCCTTACCCTGGTAAGACTTTTGCTGTATAAATAGCTTCTCTACCGCTACCGCGTCAAACTGGCCGCGCACTATAGGCAAGGCAAGGAAAGCGTTTGCAATGCCAGTTTGCGCCCACTTCGAGCCGCTACTTGCGTTCGTCAGGTAATTCTCCGGCCATTCGTAGCCAGTTGCGTCTAAAGTTATAAACTCATGCCAGCTTTTACTGTAGCCATAGCAACGCAAGTCAGGCCGCGCTTTGCATAAATCCATAA